TACTGTAATTTATTTATGGTATGGGCTACCTGCGATAACAGGAACTGAAAGCAAGGCGAATGTTTGGTATAATGGTAAGATAATTTATCACTTTGAGGAAAGCTCCGGGACTTCTATATCCGACAGTTCGGGCAACAATATAACTGGAACTGCACAAAACGGTGTCACCGTAAATCAAACGGTGGGTGTGGTTGGCAAAGGTATTGATTTTAATACTGCAAACACTGCAAGAGTAACTTTTACACAACAGAACATAGGAACTGCCAACACCGTAATGTTTTGGTTTGATGGGGATATCACAAATCAAACTCACGATTTTTCATTTGGAATACCTGGTGAACTCGTTTATGAGTGGTATGTTAACGACACGAAGGTTTATTGCGGGGTGCAAGGAACAACACTTCGGGTATTCAGTTCGGTTTCAACAGGCACTCTCACTACTTTGCATTTATGGACACATACAAGGGATGGAGATGTATCGGGTAGTTCCCTGTATATTGACGGAACTGCGTTGTCAGGGACATCTGGGAGTTCAACATCAAATTATTTAATCAGTGGTTTTGGTGGGTCAAACATAAGTTATGACCCAGATGGTAAGGCTGATGAGTTCTGGGTTTTTACAGATGCCAAGACGGAAAATTGGATTAAAGCCGTTTATAACAATGTTCAGAATTATTCAACCTTCATCACAATAGACGGTGCAGTAACAATCGGAAGCTCACCAATTCAAGTTTACCCTGTTTGGCCCACTTCAACATCCCACACAGGAACAGTTGCAGCAGGGATAGGACTTGCTGCGGCCATATCGACACAGTCAGATTTCAACCGCTCCGTTTCATCAGGTATAGGTATTGCGGCTGCTGCCGCCCGCACAGGCACATTTTCACAAAGTATTGAAGCAGGTATTGGACTATCCGCAAGTGCAACACTTCAAAGGATATACTCAAAGTCAGTTGACGCAGGGCTCGGTATTGCTGGCGCAATATCTACATCTGCAACATTCTCAAGAAGCGTTGAGGCCGGATTGGGTATTGCAGGTGAAGTTTCTACATCCGCCACCTTCTCACGCTCTGTCGAAGCTGGGATAGGGATATCGGCAGATGTGGCTTATTCTGGCTATGAAAAAGAAACTAACGCTGGGATAGGGATATCTGGGGAAGTTTACACATTATTAAAATTTGCACGTTCATTTGATTTTGGTATAGGCATTGCGGCAACTGTCGGAAATGACTGGTCGACTTATACTGAAAACCCAGAAGGGGGAATCGGGATTTCAGCCACAGTTGAAGTTGCAGGCGACTTCTCAATTCCGAAATATTGGGGAATATCAATACTTCATGGTGTCACCACAACTGACCTCTACGGGGCGGACATTATCGAATCAGCGAGCATAACTGACCAGCTGGGCAAACGCTCTGACGAGTTCGAGATAAGATTATACAACAACGAGGGAACCTATTCGGAAAGATTTGCAATAGGTGATGATGTTTACTTTTATTTAGGATATACTGAAGATCCAACAACAAAGATATTTCATGGCATTATAACTTCGATTGAATTTGATTTGCCAAGAGTCAACGAGAACACAATGATAATTCAGGGTGTGGATTACGGGACTTTCAGGCTTGGGCAAACTATGGTGGCAGGTATTCAAGAATATATCAACATGACACCAACTGCAATAATACAATCCCTATTGAACAATTACTGCCCAGACATAACATACACAAACGTCGCAACTTTCGTTGAAACTATCCCGAACATAAAATTTGCATGGGAATATGTGGGCGACTGCGTCGAGATGCTTGCAACGCTTGTCGGTGCGGACTTCTATGTTGACGAAAATGACGACCTTCACTTTTATGATAATTCTTCCATGGCCTCCGACCACACGATAAGCTCTGATGAGCTGATTTCGGCAAGGATACAAAAGGATAGTTACAAGCATTATGACAGGGTTTATGTCATTGGCGGGAAAGAGAAATACCTCGATGTCAACAATGCAACAGCGACAACAGCCATTGACACCTATGCGAAATACTACGCTTCGTCCTTCACCGTTTCAAAGAACAACCTGCTCTATGTTTCGGCATATATAAAAAAGGTCGGGGACATGATTGAGGATTTGCCGTTTGAGATAGTGGAAGATGACGGGGCCGGCGATCCGTTAGGTGATGTGGTAACATGGGGAAAATTCCTCGCCGACAACATTTCAACAGATGCTGCGTGGGTTCAGTCGACAATGCTCGATGCACAGCTATCAACGGCCACGACCTACTGGATTGTCTTCAAGCTCGTCGGAAGGGACTCATCAAACACTTATCAGATTTATCATGACAACGCAACAGCAAACGGGCACGAGGACTCAACTGACGGGACATCAAGCTGGACTGACAGGACTGGTTTACTGGCCTTCAAGACATATTACGGCGTGCAAATCATCAAGTCAAGCAATGCAAGCCAAAAGATAGCCGGAGATTATTATACTGATGTCCTTGTCGCTGATCCGAACATTGAAGACTTCTCAACGGCTGAAGACCTTGCGACACAGAAGGTGGCCGAATACGCATTGAAGCATACTTCCGACCTTGTTGTAAAAAGCAAGTTTGAAAGGTTCCGCTCTGGCGACGTGGTGTCCCTGTCTATAACTGGGTTGCCGGCTCTGGAAGATCAGACAATATTATCCACAAGCATGAACTTCACAGAGCCCACAATATCAACTGTCGAAATACACACAACACCAACATTTGACTTTTATACAACGTTTGCAGGGTTGTTTGCTGACCTTCGTAAGCTCAAAATAAAAGCGATGTACCTTGATTCAAATCTGTCAAATGACTATCTCACAGGGGCTGAAACAGTGACACCCGCCGATTCAGCAACTATCATTGAGGCGGCTACCGATTACACCCCACAGTATGACGACACAGAAGCGATTTGGGATGTGAGCAAATGGCAATAAATGAAAATTCGAAAATTATAGGAACATTCACAATAATTGAGCGTGACCTTGACGGCAACATCATTTCAGAGAGCCGTCATTCAAATCTGATAACAACAATAATGAAGACAGCACTTGCTGACGTGCTGACGGGGGATTATGACGAGGACAAGCACGTCATCGGTTATATCGCAGTCGGGACTGACGATACGGCGGCAAATGCGGCAGATACGGCCCTTGGAACCCAAGTTGGGGCGAACAAGGCCCCAGTTTCCGGTTCGCTGAACAACGACACTTCGTCAGTTGCTGCTGCGGCCACATTCTTCTTCGACTCGACAGAATCCACATATTATGAAACGTGGAAAGAGATTGGGCTCTATGCGGCAAACGGGACTGACCTTCTAACTCATGCTGTTTTAGATCCGACAAAGACATTCAACAACACGAAGACCATCACAGTCAGTTATACAATAACATTTTCATGAGGTTAAAATTATGGCATTTACCAAAAAAGTATCGGCCGGGCAGGATATAAAATCGGCTGATTTTAGACAATACTTTGGGGATTTTTTCTCTGAAGGAATAAAGACCGGATTTACAGTTTCGGTGGATAGCGGATTAGATCTAAACATTGCTGCAGGAACGGCCTATGTAAAAGATGCTGATGATGGGATGTATCAAGTTGTTTCCGATGCGATAGAATCCCTAACAGCGACAGCGAGCAATACAAACTATGTTTACTTACATTCTGACAATGGCGCCAACTGGCTAACAATCTCAACATCAGCAACAGTGCCTGATGATGCGATGCTCCTTGCTACAGTCGTTGCAGGGGCAAGTTCAATAACTTCTGTTACAAATGTAACTTCGGGACTGCCCTCATACGTCCCTCCAGGAGTTATAGTCGCATGGTCAGGCGTCCTTTCTAGCATCCCATCAGGGTGGCTATTATGTGATGGGAACAACGGGACACCTAATCTTATTGACCGATTCTTGCAGGGGATAACAACTTCTTCAACAAATCCCGGAACAACTGGAGGTAGTCATACAGCTTCACTTTGGGGTTCATCTTTATTTCTAACATCTTCCTCCGGCAACACTTTTGCTACCCAAGCAACATCAATAGACATAAGGCCTAAGTATTATGAAGTAGCTTGGATTATGAAGGCATGAGGGAATACTACTGTTTTAGGTGTGGGAATGTGCTGGCTAGGCCAATCGAGCTTACTGCAAGTTACTGCTATGATAAAAAAACTGAGAAGACTTTTTTAGTTTGTAAAAAATGCACAAAGAAGAAAGATCAGATCATCTGGGGTATATGCCCATCAGAAAACGACTTTAGAAGCACTTTAGACGACATTATTCAATCAAAATAATCCCCTTTTTTATATGAGATATGATTTCAAACGCTACGGTTGATAAAATGCTATATCTTTGTTGTATCCTTCACGATAAACAACCGTAGCAACACAATACTCAAAATTAATCCTCCGTTAGCTCTTTCTTTAGCTTTTTTAGCTGCTGATTCTTTTGTTCCATGTGATCAAGGTGCATCCTGATCGCTTCTGTGATGAAGTCAGTGCTAGAGTTATAACCCAGCTGGCCCCCCTCGACCAACGACTTTATTCTTTCTGCAAGCTCTTCTGAAATGCTTATGCCCCTGTATCTTTTTCTTTTCCCTATTTTTTCATCCATAAAAAATCCCCCCTACAACGATGCCTTTATTGGCAATATGTATGTATAATGTAGTATTTATACCTTTTGCGATGTTCGCACTTTTGACATGCTGCTTTTTTTAGTTCGGGAAAAAGTGCCAACAATTATATAACAAATATCCAACACTATACCAGAAAGGTATATATACCCTTATTCGTGATTGGTAGCGAGGTGTTATAATTGACACACGACACGAAAAATCAGGAAGTATATTTTGTTCAACTACCTCCAGAGCTCGACCAGAAAATCGAGAGGTATCTCAAGGAGGATTCATTTGGCTATGAAAGCAAGGAT